TTAGTTGGGCAGGTATTCCAGGGGGTCAACAGTGGAGCCGTCCAGCGACATGCTGAAGTGCAGATGGCTGGCCAGGGCGCTCTCGGCGATGGCGGTGCCGCCCACCGAGCCCAGCACGGAGCCGGCGCCAACCGTGTCGCCCACCGCCACCGTGGGTACGGAGGCCAGGTTGGAGTAAGTGCTGGTCAGTCCGCCGCCGTGCTCCACCACAACGGTGGTGCCCATCATGGCGTCCTGGAGGACGGCGGTGACCGTCCCCGCGGCGGCCGCCTTGACCTCAGTACCGGCGGCGGAGGCGATGTCCAGACCGTCGTGGGTGCGCCAGTCGTCCATGGTGGGATTGTAGGAGAGCACCTCCAGGCTGTAGTCCGTCAGAATATCTCCCTGTACCGGCCAGGTAAAGACGGTGGGGGCGGCCTGTGGAGTGGGCTGGGGCGTGGCCGACGGCATCGCCGAGGGCGTGGCCGCCGGTACAGCCGGGGACGCAGGGACGGTGTGCTCCGGCGCAGGGGTGGCCGCCGGGCGGTTCATGAGGCCCGCGTCCACCGGCGTGGGCCGGGGAGAGGGGGTGACGGTGATCTGGGCGGTGCCCGCCACGGGGGCGTCCGGCTCATCCGGGGTGAGAGAGGAAAAGAGATAATAGCCCGAAATTCCTATTGCGGCGACGCAGAGGAACAGGACTATGTAGAAGCCCTTGCCCTCCAGAAAGTCGCCCATTCGTTTTAAGAATGGTTTTTTCATGCTGTTTAGCACCTCCGAGCCTATTGTGGACAGGCCTGGGCTTGGATATACATGGAAAACAAAAAAATTTCCCTTGACCTTCCACGGGGTGCAGGGTGTATTAAGAGAACGGCGATTTAAGAAAATTTTAACCAGGTGCGGCTCTGGAGTGACTGGAGCTCTAAGCGTGTAGGCAAAAAATGATACTAGCTCGTTACTAATACGTTACTAACGGCGGATTCTTGGTGATTTTGTCAGGCCAGCTTTTTCACCTCTTTGGCGAGATCGGCGGGGGTGGGATGAATGTAGGTGGCGGTGACATTTCCCTTGAGGGAATGCCCCAGGAGCAGCTTCACCTTGATCTCGTCCACTCCGGCACGGCTTAGAAGGGTGGCGAAGGTATGGCGGCACCAGTGCGGGGTGGCCTCTGGTATGCCGAGCTGCTCTACCACTGGGGTAAACACCGAGATGCGGTAACGGTCGGAGGACATGCCTTTTTCCACTGACAGCCATTGTTGCACGTAGACGGAGATCTTGGGGTGGATCGGGATAATCCGGTCACGGCCTGCCGCGCTTTTCACGCCGCACTGGAGGTAGCCGCCATCCTCGGAGCGGTAAGCGAAGGGGGTAAGGGACAAGAACTCGCTGATGCGCAAGCCGGTATAGCACAGAACCATGGCCTCTGATGCGCCGGGAAACCCGGCCCTCGCCAGCTCCTCCAATTTGGCAAGCTGGAGATCATTGAGCGCCCCCTTTTTGACCTTGATGTCGACGGTGGGGATATCTAAATACCGGGAGTAATCCTTCCCAATAATATCACGTTTCATAGCATAGGCATGCAATGCGCGGATCAAAATTGCATCGTTATTGATGCTGGACTGGGAGCGGCCCTCGTCCTCCCCCTCGTCCAGAATGGCCTGCCAGTCATCCAGGGTTATGGAACGCATCTTCTCGGCTTCATAGCGGGATAGCCGCTTATTCCAGGCTGCCTTGTGGGAGGTGACAGACGCGAGCCCCAGGCGGGGATACTCCCGCGCCGACCAGGCGGCGTATACCTGGCCCACCGTCCAGGACAGCATATCCGCACGGGGAGCCTGCCCGGCAGTGGCCTTGCGGTTATACGCCTCCAGCGCCTCCTGGGCCTCCTGGAGCTTGGCGTGGTAGCTCAGCGCTACCTGGCGCACATAGCCGTCTTTATCCCTGGCGGAGATCTTCACAAGATAGGGGCGCCGGCGGTTGCCTGAGAGCTTTACAATGGAGCCGGTGCCGTTTGCACGTCGCATGAATAGGCACCCTTATTTTTTGGCAGGGCTGACAATCATCTCGGGCGGATTTAGGCCCCAGGAGACTTGCAGGGCGCTGTCCTGCCCCAAAATGAGTTCCCGGCTGTAGACACCGCACTCCACCCGAACGAGGCAAGAAGGGGCCTCCAGAGACGCAGAGACGCTGCCGCCGGGGCCGATACTGCCCAGGAGCTGCCCGTCCACGTAGACGGAGACGCCGGTGCTGGCGAGTTCATTGTTGACCTGCATCACGGTGATTTTCATGGCGTTCACTCCTTGATATAATACAAATGTTCGATTTTGGCGTTTGAAGAGACCGGGGCCGTAGCCCCGGTTCTTTTTTGCAACGGTCATGTGGTGTCCAAGTTGGACACATTTTTGTTATCGGTTTACTTCTGGGTTATCTGTCCGGCCGAGCAGATAATCCACGGAACAGTCTAGGTAATCAGCAATTCGGGCGAGGCTGTCAGCGGCAATCATCCTATAGTGCCGCAAATTTGACATAGTATTTGAACCAAGAGATAGATCAGAGAGCATCGTTTTTAGCATGATACCGCGCTGCTTTGCACGGTGTTTGATGCTATTAGCTATATTTAGCGATTTGTATAAATTAGGTGTTTCCATTTGTGCAACCCCCAAAATCGCTAAAAATAGAGATAAAAACATTTACAAACGTTTCTATTATCGGTTTACTTCCGGGTTATCTGTCCGACCGAGCAGATAATCCACGGAACAGTCCAGGTAATCGGCGATTTTTGCAAGATTTTTTGAAAGCATATCATTTCCTTTTGACATCTGTGAGATAGTGTTAATCCCCAATTTGCAGTCAGACAGCATTTGTTTTAGACGGATGCCTTTTGATTTCGCATGTGTTTTTATTCGGTTTGCAATATCTTGTGATTCATACACAAAGCATCAGCTCCTTGGCTGTACAAGATGCCAAAAATCAATAAACTACGTGAATATAAGTTGATAATCACGGAATACAGTGATAATTTAACTACAGGTAACGACAGACAATGACAGCACAAGACACGTTACTCAAACAAGTGAATACCAGACGTGATACCCGTTTGGCGGAGAAGCAGGCATCCTGCGTGCCAAGCCATACGCAAAAACCGCCGAGGCCGACCCGGGGTACAGGGGTGGGATTCATGACAACTGGAAATGTTCGCTGTTCGATTCTTGGCGTGTTAAGAGACCGGGGCTGTGGCCCCGGCTCATTTTTTTCAACGGTCATGTAGTGTTGGACACGGGTGGGGCCTGGGCAGCCACGGCCTGCAGCCTCTGCGAATCGAGAATGATGGCTAGACCTTATATTGATCAAAGGCCCCGCTTTTCTCCTTACCGTATGGATTGCCGCAGCTACGCTTTCCATCAATATGTTCAAACAAAGCCTTGTCATGTCCAATGTCCATCTCCAACGGATCCAATACAAAATCAAGACCTTCTCTGCGGGCGAGCTTCGCAGCGGGGACAAAATCACTGTCACCCGCAATCAACACGATCTGGTCTACCTGGTGCTTATAGGACAAAGAAGCAATATCCATACCGATTTTCATATCGACCCCCTTTTGGCGAATGGTCAAATCGAAATTATGTGCGGACAGATCTGTGATAGAAAGCGAACCAGCACATAACTTTTTTACGGAGTCATAAGTAAGAGTATAAACAGAATTGTTATCATCTAATACACCCAAGCGGAGAGCTACTTTTCTTTTTTCTTTCAGGCAATCAAGAAATTCACACATCCACGCATATTCCGAGGTCGCACCCAAGTTGACAGTTTTTTTAAAAAGAGGATGATACATCTGTTTGCTGACTGGAGGGCAATCGTAGTAAAAAATACGGTATAGATCATGTATGATAGAACGCTCGCGGAGATGCCGATAAACGTAGGTAATGAGACCGTTTGCGGTGTCTCGGGCAGAATGTTCTCCCCAAAGCGATTTAGCACGTTTACGATAGAATCCACCATCTACAAGAATAGCAGTTTTTGACATCTGAAATTCCCCCAAGATAAATCTAAAGCCCTTAGAACTGGCGCTCCCCTTATGGTGGGGGACCTGTTCCAAGGGCCTGATACACAACGGAGGACTGGCAGGATGCCGTTTCGTTGTGTCTATATAATATGCCCTCGGATCGAATTTGTCAACCACAAAGTTAACCACAGGTAAATCCTAAATGTGTCCAAGTTGGACACGTCCATAGCGTTTTAAGAGGCCGGGGCCGTGGCCCCGGCTCTTTGCTATTCTCCGTAGTGTGTGCGGCACTGGGCAATCTCGATGCGCCCGTCCCGTATGCGGTAGACCAGCCGGTGGGTGTCGTCGATACGGCGGCTCCACCAGCCGGAGAGGTTGCTCTTTAAAGGCTCTGGCTTACCGATGCCGTCATAGCCACTGCGGTCGATATCCTTGAGCAGTTGGTTGATCCGCTTGAGCAGTTTCTTGTCCTGCTGCTGCCAGTAGAGATAATCTGCCCACGCCTCATCCTGCCATAGCTTATTCATCCTCCACCTCGATCAGCTCGTGGGGCTTGCCGTTGCCAGCGTCCAGATCGGCGATAGCCCGGCGCAGATGGGCCTGATTGGTCGCAGAGAAAAATGGGTCCATCCGTACCTCAAAGGGCAAACCATGGCAGTACAGGCATTGCTTGAGGAACATGGTGGTGGCGGTGGTCATGTTCAGGCCAAGGTCATTAAACAGGCTCTCGGCATCCTTCTTCAAATTGTCATCAATGCGAATGTTGATGTTTGCCATACTATCAGCTCCTTTGAGCACAGTATAGCGCATTGTAAATATGCTGTCAACACGCATGCGACAAGTGCCACCGTAATGGTGTCCGACTTGGACACATTTTTCACTTGCAATTATAGAACGTCCGTTCTATAATTGCAACTACAATCGCTACAAATAGGAGGGGCGGATATGACTGCTTGGGAAGTGCTGTGGCGCTGTGGGATCTCTGAGCTGCCGGTTGACTTGGGACAGGTGTGCCGCAGGCTTGGCCTGGGGCTGTACTCCTATACACAGGGGTATGAGCTCCTGCGCCGGTACAACCTGGCCCAGCACGTCCACGGCGCAGACGGCTTCCTATTCCGAGAGGAGGACGGGCCGCTGGCGGCCATCTTCTACAGGCCCGAGCAGAGCCAGGGCCGCCGGTGCTTCACCATCGCGCACGAGATTGGCCACTTCGCGCTGGGGCACTGCCCCGCCGGGGGCAACACAGTGCGCCGCTCGGAGGCGGACAAGGACAGCCCCCAGGAGCGTGCGGCCGACCGATTCGCCTCCCAGCTCCTGGCCCCCTCCTGCGTCCTGCGGGGCCTGGGCCTGCGCACCTCCTTTGCCATCGGGCAGAGGTGCCGCCTGAGTCTCCGCGCCGCCGAGGTGTGCGCCTCCCGCATGGAGCGGCTGCTGGAGCTGGACGCCCAGTACATGGCGGAGCGCGGCCGCTCCTACTTCTTCTGCTCTCCCTGGGAGTGGAGGATCTATCAGCAGTTTGAGCCCTTTATCCGGGCGACAACCGGGAAACCCCCTTGCGCTTCCGGTCGAAACATGGTATCTTAAAAGCGGCGTTGCCAGACAACAGCGGTCAGCCCTCTTGACGGAGGGCAGCTTCTTTGCCCTCCGATCCCACGAAAGGGGGGCTGCCCATGATGGTTACATACTCTGACTTGATTCAGATCGGTATCCTGATTGTCGGTATTATCGGCCTCTTTTTGAGCCATAAGAAGAAGTGACCGCCGGCACCCTCACAAAGTACGGCGATCACTTCAAAGACTAACCGAGGGCTGACCGTGTCTGGCGACGCCCCTTTCTATGTTCAATTATAGCTGTTTACTGACCTGTTGTCAACCACAGGTTAAATCGCCGGTGTCCAAGTCGGACACATCCTCTACAGCTCCTCGTCATCCAGATAGGGCATCACATCAAGCACCTTGCGCAGCGCCTCCATCTGCTCCTTGGTGTACGTCCGCTTGACGGCCTTGCCGTCGCGGCCCAGGATAATCGCATTTACCAGCTCGTCCTCGCTCTTCGGAGTGGGGGCGGGCTCTTTTTTTTCGCCAGTCAGTAAATACTCCACCGAGGTGCCCAGAACTTCCGCGATCTTGGCAAGCCGCTTTGTATAGGAGGCAGAGCGTCTCCGACGCCAATCGCTTGCGGTGTCATCGGAAACCCCTACGAGTTTAGCAAATTCTCGCTGCTCCATAGGTAGGCGATCGAGGATTTCAAAAATACGATCAACCGTATCCACTTCGCTCACCTCCAAAACGTAAAATTTCCGGGTGTGTTTTTGTTTAAACTTACAAAACCGGAGTTTTTCCGAAAATCTTATTGACAACCGGAGAAACTCCGGATATGATTTAACCACAATCTGACCAGTAGTCAGCAGATAAGCGGCGCGGAAACGCCCGAGGAACAAAATCTAAGACTGAGACTCCTGCCCATGTTTGAACTCTATGAACGCGATAACCTCTTTCTGGCTTTCCGGGGTGAGGCTATTGAATTTGATCAAGAAGTCTGGCGCTGGAGCGGGGGCGGGCTTTTCTTTTTTGCCCGTGAGGAGATATTCGACAGTGGTACCTAAGACCTCTGCGATTTGAGGGAGACGTTTCATGTATGACTCGGATTTTTTGTTGCGCCATACGCTAACCACACTTGGAGCAATGCCTATTTCCGCCGCAAAATCCCGTTGCTCTGGGTATTTCTTGTCGGCTAACTCAAAGATGCGGTCAGATGTGTCCACGTTAACCCCTCCTCATAGGGCAAATTAGCTAAATTCTTTTTTAAGAAGTAGGCAACAGCAAAGTGCCGAAAATACTTTTGACGATTGACAATTCGTAAATTGCGATTTATGATTTAACCACAATCTGACCAGTAGTCAGCAGATAAGCGGCGCGGAAACGCCCGAGGAACAAAATCTAAGACTGAGACTCCTGCCCATGTTTGAACTCTATGAACGCGATAACCTCTTTCTGGCTTTCCGGGGTGAGGCTATTGAATTTGATCAAGAAGTCTGGCGCTGGAGCGGGGGCGGGCTTTTTTTCGTCGCCACTGAGTAGATAGTCGACAGTGGTGTTCAAAACCTCTGCAATTTGCGGAAGGTATTTCCGGTAGGACTTAAGACCAGACGTGCGCCATTTGCTTACGATTTTGTCCGTAGAACCAATCAATTCAGCAAATTTTTTTTGTTCCATGCCAGACTTATCTAGTAATTGAAATATCCTTTCCGCAGTATCCATCGGGATCACCACCTGAATAAAATAGATAAAATTGAGATTTGGAAATTGTTAACCTTGCCGATAATAGATAAAATTGCGAAAACAATGTTGACAATCGAAAAAAATGAGATTATGATTTAACCACGAGCTGACCAGTAGTCAGCAGATAAGCGGTGCGGCAACGCCTAGGGGGAAAGGAGGCGTAAATTTGATCGGAGCAATCGTACTGGGATTAAAGATCCTACTGATTATATCCGAGATAGTCTCAATTTTTGTGATGATAGGTTGGCTTATGGATGACTTCAAGAAGCGGCCTAAATAAGCCGCTCAGCTATATCTTGCAGAGCATACTTAACGGCATCGTCACTCTCAGGCCGTGTAGAAGATGCCCCGTTGATAAGCGTGAGTTCCGTAGTCTCCTTGTATTTCTTTTTACCTGATTCATACTCGTAGGAAAACAAAATCCTTTCGGGGGAACCCAAATTGATTCCGCCAAAATAATAAAGAAGTCGCTGGGACGGTGCCAAAAAGGCACCAGAAACCTTGCTGAATTGTATCTCGAACTCCTCGGGGATATCGCCGCTCAAGGACATGCTTGTGATTTTGGCCCCGGTTTGGCCGTAGTTCTTGACGACGATATATCGTGCTATACCGTGCGGTACGATGACGCGCTCATATGTTATGACAATATATGGACGTGTGGAATTCTCAATCATCTGATGATTTTGCCTCAATGTTATAACAACAGTTATAACAGATATGAGTGCAAGCAGGAAAGACAAAATGCAGAGGACTACATTTATCCAGTCGGAAATTCCCATCAGCTCTACCCCCATGTATTTAAGATTGGCAGGTGCCATCAATGTGACAACGGTGGCCGTATGCAAGTGGGAGACTGCCGAACAATTCTACGCACGGATCTGCTGCCAGAATTGGCTAGAGTGTTAGGCTGCTCTATCGATGATTTATTTAAGACAGAGACGCCCAAGGGCGGAACCGGGGCCGCAAGCAGATAAGCGGCGCGGAAACGCCCAGGAGACTCGTGGTGAGGTACTCCTTGCGGATTGGCCCTGACTGTACGTCAGTAGCTATGATAATCGTACCATGTTACTGACGTAAAATCAAGAACGAGTGTTTGATGGAGGTGAATGCTGTGCACATCCGCGAGATGAGAGAGGCGGCCGGTCTATCCCAGGCAGACGTTATGCGGGCCATGAACGTGGATTCGGCCGCCGTCTGCCGGTGGGAATCCGGGCAGTCATTGCCACGGGCAGACAAACTGCCTTTACTGGCCGATCTTTTCGGCTGCACGATTGACGCCCTTTACGGCCGGAGGGCGTCAGAGAATGAAACCGGGGCCGCAAGCTGAGAAAGGAGGTGAATGGGGTGGGAGACAGTAGAGGAAAAGCCGCACCCCTTGAAGAAAAGTGGGTGCGGCTGGAGCGAATGATCAATATGAACTTCAATGAGGCAGAAGTTCATCCGGGGGTGATACTCCAGCTTTCTCGAACTGGTCCCGGAAAAAGCGAAGCAGATGATTACAGGTCTTTTCTGTCTCGAATGCAGTGTTTCGATCCGGGTCAGAAAGAGACGCCGAGTCTAGAAAGTCCCTAGTATTGGCACTCAGTTCTCGCAATGCCCAGTACATTACCTTCAATTCCATCAGAGTAAATTTCTGCTCTGGATCTTCTACTATTCTACTGAGTTTGATTTTAGCAGTGCTGATTGCCATTGTGTTAGCGGTGAGATTTTCGGCAGATGTGTTCCTGAGATGTGGGACGCTTTTCTGAATATAGAGAAGTAAATCGCTGAGAGCTTCTGTAATAATAGTTCGCTCAATTTCGTTAATTTTCACTACGCTCACCTCCCCCCTATAGCCCACATTTTACCACAGGGAGGGAAGGAGGGCAATAAAAAGCCCTAGGGTAAAGAGTAGGACGCGTAATGCCTGGGGCGAAAAAAGTCAAGAAAGGAATTGCTTATGATCCGCACACCGGAGCAGCGGCAGATTGGCCGCTGGATTGAGAACCATTATGACATTGACAAGGTGCAGTGCGCCGAGATAGTCACCAAGAACGCGGTGCGCCTGACCCTTCGGGGCCACGAACCCACCATCCTGATCCTCCGCCAAAATGGGCGGGTGGACCAGATTCCCGAGGCGGCGCTTTTCGAGGAGGCCGTCTGACCTCATGCCAATATTGTACCCCCAGGGAGGAGTGATTACCATGCCGGAGGAATACCGGAATATCTACAAAATCTGTCGTAAGTCTGCCGGTTTTACCCAAGAAGCGGCAGCGGAGCGGCTGGGTATCAGCGTGGAGAGCCTGCGAGCCTACGAGACCGGCCAGCGGGTGCCGCCCGACGAGGTAGTGGAGACAATGTCCGACCTGTACAATGCCCTGCATCTGATCGTACAGCATGTGCGCGAACGGAATGCCATGTACAGCCGGGTAGTGCCGGAGGTGCCTCAGTGCTCCGTGCTGGAGGCGTCGGCCAAACTGACCAACCGGATCTATGCTTTCGCTGATAGCCACGCCGACCGGCGACTTATGCAGATGGCAGAAGACAATGTGATTGACGCGGCGGAGCGCCCCGAGTTTGATGCCATCATGGAGGATCTGCAGGGCATCGTGGAGGCCGCCATGGCCGTGCGCTATGCCAAGCAGGGACATCTTGAGGAGGGAGAAAAATGAAAAAGGCAACCAAGCGGCCGCTCACGGACGAGGAGATCATGGCGTATGACAACGTGCCGATTGATGTGGCGGCCCGCTACATAGGCTGGTCGTCCCCCACCATCTACCGCGCCCTGCGGGAAGAGCGGGCACCCTTCGGATTTGCCGTTTGCAGCGAGGAGACAGGGACGTGGACATACAACATCAGCCCCGGCCTCCTGGTGAAGTACAAGAGGGGAGACCTGCCCACCTACCGGCTCCGGGAGCTGGAGGAGGTCATGGTGCGCCACGTCCAGGAGGCGCTGGAGCTGCGGCTGGCCGGCGTGTCGGCGCTCATGGGGAAGGTGCTGAGCGCATGAGCATGATACGGCTGGAACTCAGCAATCGGGACTATAACACCATCGCGGAGGCCCTGCTGGAAAGCGCCCTGGACTGGGAGCACGCCGCAGACGAGCTTGGCCGTCTGCACCAGTTCTGTGCCCAGATAGGGGACCCGGCCTACGGGACCAAGCTGTCCCGGCTGGACCGGGAGCAGTGCCGCCATAGGCGTCTCGCCAGACGCAGGCGGGCCGTGCTGGAGCGCCTGCGGAAACAGAAGGAGGCAGCATCATGCTGATGGAGCTGGATTATGAGACCGTGTCGGCGCTAGAGTCGGCGCTGATCGTGGCAGAGGACAGCAAGATGCGAGATGCCAAGGACTGGGCCAATATCGCCGAGTCCTTGGGGGCATCGGAACAGCGCCGGGCGGCGGATAATCTGGCGGCGTTTTGCGGGGGACAGGCTGACCGCTACCGTAAGGCCATGGATGCCCTACAGAGGGCAAAAAAAGGCCCCAGTCGCTCGGACACAGCGACCAGGGCCTAACGTGAAGACACCTGTATTATAGCACACAATTTTGAGTTGCACAAGGGGGGTGGTGCGCCAAATGAGCCAAGGAAACGAACAGCCGGGGTTTTGGGCTCTGATCCCCGCCTCAGTGCGGTACGACAAGGAGCTACCGCCAAACGCCAAGCTGCTGTATGGCGAGGTGACTGCCCTGTCGGACAAGCTGGGATACTGCTACGCACAGAACAGCTACTTTTCCGACCTCTTCGGCCTGTCTGAGCGCAGCGTGACCCGCCTGCTGTCCACGCTGGTGGACCGCGGCTATCTGCGGGTTGACGTGGTACGGGACACGGCCACGCAGGAGGTCCTGGAGCGGCGGATTTATGCCATCTACAACACTGAGGGGGCGGGGGCACCCCCTCCCGACAAAAATGTCGGGACCCCTCCTGACAAAATTGTCACCACCCCTCCTGACAAAAATGTCGGAGAGATCAATACAAGATCTGATCATATACCCCCTATAGTCCCCCAAGGGGGACCGCCCAAAAAGAAAAAGGCAAAGAGCGTCCCTGCCTGGAAGCCGGAGCGGTTTGAAAAGTTCTGGGCGTACTACCCCCGGCATGAAGACCGGGTGAGTGCCGTCCGAGAATGGGACAGGCTCAAGCCAGGGGACGAGCTGATCGACGCCATTGCACGGGCGCTGCTGTGGCAGACCAAGGAACCGGATTGGCCGGTACCCTACGCCTGCCGTTACCTGCGCAACCAGCGGTGGACGGACGAGCCACCCAGACCCAGGGCGCAGGGCCGGCCGGCAGCCCAGCAGATGACGGGCTGGCACATGGCGATCGTTGACGGAGAGGAGGTGCTGGTGCCAGATGAATCCGGCTGATCTGACCTGGGATCCGGCGGCGGAGCAGAGTGTGCTGGGCTCCATCCTGCTGTCCCCCGCCTGCCTGCCCACAGTAGAGCGGTCACTGCGGCCCGCCGACTTCCGCTTGGCCTCTGACCGGGCCGTCTATGAAGCCGTGCTGTCCCTGGAGCGGGCGGGCGGCTCTGTCGACCCAGTAACTGTCCTTGATCAGACTGCCAAGATGGGCGCGCCAGTATCCCGGGAGTATCTCTTCGGCTTGATGGAGCTGGCTGCCACGGCGGCCAACGTGGAGGAGCACGTCCGCATCGTCCGGGAAGATGTTCTCCGCTCCGGCCTGATGGAGCTGGCCGAGACCGTACATAGCCGGGTGACCAACCGGACGCCGGTGGCGGAGGCGCTGGCCCAGGCCCGCCAGACGCTGGACAAGCTGGAGCGTCAGGGCAGCGCTGGGAGGCTGGCCACCCCGACGGACATCCTGACCGCCTTCTACCGGCAGCGGGAGGCAGTGGAGAGCGGGGACGGCAAGGCATACGTCTGCACCGGCTACATGGCCCTGGACAGCCTGCTGGGCGGCGGGATGATCAACAGCGGGCTCTATCTGCTGGCCGCCCGCCCAGGTATGGGGAAGACCACCCTGGCGCTGAATATCGCCGACCGTGTGGCCAAGGCTGACCCGGTGCTCTTTATCTCGCTGGAGATGGACAGCGATCAGTTAGCTGCCAAGCGCATCTCCCGCCTGACTGGCATCCCATCCGAGCGACTGCTTATGCAACCGTTGACCGATGCAGAGGCCGCCCAAACGGCACAGGCGGCCAGCCAGCTCTCCACACTCTCCCTGTACTCAAACGAGGCCCCCACCATGACGGTGGACGATATCGGCACGCTGGCCCGGAGCATCGGCGGCCTGCGGCTGGTGGTGGTGGACTATTTCGGCAAGATCGCGCCGCCGGCAGAGCTCCGGCGGGCGGATCGGTACGAGTACACCACGGAGATCTCCGGGGCTCTAAAAAATCTGGCCCGTTCCTTGAAAATCCCGGTATTGGTGCTGTGCCAGCTCAACCGTGAGGCGGAAAAACGTACGGACAAGCACCCCCAGCTCTCCGACCTGCGTGACACCGGATCGCTGGAGCAGGACGCCGACGGGGTAATCTTCCTCTACCGGGAGGACTACTATGCCGACCCGGGCACGGTAGATCCAAACGTACCCTCCATGCTGGAGGTCAACCTGGCCAAGAACCGGCACGGTTCTGTGGGCCGGTGCAATATGGCTTTTTCCATGGCATCCAGCCGGGTTACTGCGCTCGCCAACCGGCCGACAAAGGCCCAGGAAGGGCCGGAACAAATGACTTTGCGGAAATGGAGGCAGCCCTATGGGAAGCGGACGGCGGCTGGAGCTGATTGAGGCGGAGTGCCGCCGGCATGCCGCCCTGGCACGGGTGGACGCGGCCCGCCGGGCCGAGCATGAGGAGGTGGCGGAGGCCCTGGCCTGGGCGCTGCGCCGCATTGGAGAGGAGAAGTCCATATGCGTATCGGTGAGGCTTACACCTTTGTCCCCGCCGCCTTCGGCGCGGAAATTGGGGGCAAGGACACAAAAACCATCCCCCGGCGGGTGACCGGGCATATTGAGTACATCAACCGCGCCCACCGCTACTTCACCGTCCGGGTGGACACCGGGCGGGGAATCCTGCGGGAGAGCTTCAAATTTTAAACTGGAAGGACGATAAACGTGAAGACAATCGCCATTGTAAACCTGAAGGGCGGCGTCGGAAAGACCGTCACCGCCGTCAATGTGGCCGCCATCCTGGCCACCGAGTACGGCCAGCGGGTGCTGCTCATTGACGCAGACCCCCAGGCCAACGCCACCCAATCCCTGCTCCCGCCGGGGGAATATAACACCCTGGCCGGGCTGCTGACCATCCCGGACGCCTACTACGACGACCTGCTGTATCACAGCAGCATCCGGGGCCTGGACGTATTGCCGGCCGACGACGAGCTGCGCAACCTGGACGTGGATCTGCTCCAGGGGGAGCGGCCCAACCTGCGGGCCATCCGTTACCTGCGGGACGCGGTGGCGGAGGAAGACGCCTACGACTGCATCGTGATTGACTGCCCACCCGCGCTGTCCCCGGCCTGCGCGGCGGCCATCGCCGCCTCCACCGACGTGGTCATCCCCATCAAGGTGGATGCTTACAGCGTGCGGGGGATGAATGAGCTGACCGCCCAGATTGACCGCCTGCGGAGCATCTACCCGGACGTGCATGTGGCGGGCTGCCTGCCCACCATGTGGTACCGCTCGGACACGGTGGAGCAGGGAGAGAGGCTGCTGCGGGAGCAGGCCCCGGTTCATGTCTTTGCCAGCCACATCCGGCGCAGCCCCAAGGTGGACGAGTCCACCTGGACGGGGGAGCCGGTGGTGAGCTGGTCGCCCCGTTCCGCGGCGGCCCAAGATTACCGGGCCTTTGTAGCAGAGTTCCTGGAAGAGGGGGCGGCAAAGTAATGGCAAAGTTTGATATCACGGCGGCCTTTGCCGCTGCCGTGGGGAATGTGTCCGATTCGGACACATCGCGGGAGGCCATCGAGTACATCGGCCTGGACAAATTGGAGGCTGACCCGGGCAATTTTTACAGCCTGACCGGCCTGGAGGACCTGGCGGCCAACATTGAGCTTTGCGGGCTCCAGCAGCCCATCCGGGTAAGGCCGACGGAGGACGGGCGGTACGTCATCGTCTCCGGTCACCGGCGATGGTCGGCACTCAAACTCCTGCGCAGCACAGAGGGGAGCGGGGACCGATGGGCCAGCATCCCCTGCATCGTGGAGCGGGACGAGGCATCACAGGAGCTCCGGGAGCTGCGGCTGATCCTGGCCAACAGCTCCACCCGGGTGCTCTCCCCGGCGGAGGTGTCCAAACAGGCCCAGCGGGTGGAGTTGCTGCTCTACCAGCTCAAGGAGCAGGGCTATGAGTTTCCCGGCCGAATGCGCGACCAGGTGGCGGCGGCCTGCCAGGTGTCCGCCCCCAAGCTGGCCCGGCTCAAGGTCATCCGGGAGAGGCTGATACCCGCGTACCTGGAGGTATTCGACCGGAACAAGCTCCCGGAGCAGACGGCCTACGTCCTGGCACGGATGGAGACCGCACTCCAGGAGCGGCTGGCGAATATGCTGCCGAACCTGCCCACCGGGAGCCGGGCGGAGGAGCTGCTGGGGATGGCTCAAAACGGCACCGACTGGCGGCCTAAATTTGCCTGTCCAGACGGCAGCCCATGTAAGAGGGGAGACGCATTCCTACGGCATGACCTGGACTGTGGCTACGGTGAACTGTGCAAGGGTGAGACCTGCTGCCTGGATTGTGCACGGGCTAAGGTTAGTTGCTACGCTTGTGAACGCATGTGCTCCAAGGCCAAGGCCGCCCGGAAGGCGCAGCGGGACGAGGAGGAGGCCAGGGAAGCCAAGCGCGAGGCGAAGATCCAGGCTGAAATCCAGAAAAATGTGCAGCTCCGGGCCAAGAGGCTTGCCGCAGCCGCCGATGCCGCTGGGTTGGACGATTATTCCCCCATCTACATCTCAGATTATGGCCGGAGCATGACGGCGGGAAAACTGCGAGAATGGGCCGCAGGCCACTTTGACCAGGATGATAGGCTGTATCCCAGTACCCTTAACGCTAGGGACTTCAGTGATCCGGTCCGGCTGGCCAAGGATCTGGGGTGCTCCACGGACTACCTGCTGGGTGTTACGGACGAGCTGACCGGCCCGCCGGCGGCCTCTACATCCGCAGCGAAGCAGGCCCGGGAAACTGCGCCGGACAGCGGCGATGACGACGGCCCCTGGCATTGGTGGCCAGAGCAGCCGCAGAAGAGCGGCCTGTACTGGTGCATCACGGGCCCTATGTCCCAAGGTGGGAGTCTCTACTGGTGGAGTGCTGAGAAGGAGAGATGGGAGCACGCGGCCATGGCCTTCCCGCTATCGCCGACCGTGACGATCTGGATGCGATGCCCGCAGCTCCCTGAGAGTATGGACTGGGAAAGGCAGGAGGACCCAAATGGCGAAGAATAAGAAAACACACCACCGCCCCGGACCGGGTAAGCCCCGGGGCGCGACCTATGCCCAGGTGCTGGCCCACAAGGCGGCCGTTCGGAGGGGGCTGGAGCAGGCCGCCCGGGACGCCACGGTGCAGGTACAGGCGGATACCCATACCCAGCGGGCCATGTGGTTGATGGTATGCTCCATCGCCGACGCCTACGGCTTCGGGCCGAAACAGATGCAAAAGTTTTTCTCCGCTCTTCAGGACAACACGGACGAGCTGGAGCGGATGCGGGCAGAAGTGGACGAGGAATACGCCTTTGAAAAGCTCCGCCAGAAGGCCCAGGCTGTTACCGGCATGGAGGTGCATTACCTCTATGAGCAGGAGGCTCTGCTGGCAGAGATGCGGGCGGCGAAGGAGGGGGTGTCAGCCCATGAGTAAGCGGATAATCCAAACCACACCCAGCGGCGAGTGGGGTATCCCCGGTGTGGATCTGGCCTCCCTGTCTCCCAGGGTGTACGGGGCGCTCTGCAAGCTCAAGGACATGGAGGCGCTGCTGGAGGTCATCAACTCTCCAACAGCTCGGACGTGGGAGCGGGACGACGCCATCGAGCAGTTAATCAGTATGGGCAACTAAGGAGCCGGAGATGGAGGCGTGAAAATGAAAGTACCTGCAGAATTTGAGGACGTGTTCCAGGATGTCGAGCTGACGGAACGCGAAATCGGATTTTTGACCTGGCTGGCGGGGTGGGATAGCCGCACGATTGAGAATCTTAAATCGCTGATCCAGAAAATCCGGGCCACACGAGTAATCGGTAATGCCCTCCAGACCAGCAACGAGTCGCTGGCACCATCGGCCAGCCGCCCGCCGGAGGTATCGCCATGAGACACCAGTACACCCGCCAGGAGCTGGAATCCATCACCCAGGAGACCGCAATCTACATTGAGGGAGCAGGCATAGCGCAACTCCAATGGGGCGGTTTGGAGATTGCTCAGGGCGTGAAGGACGGGTACCTATACTGCAAGCATATCAAACCGTTTAGCCTGGATCTGTACGACAAATACTGGATGGCTTTTGATGGGCCGCCGGAGAGGAAGGAAAACGCATGAAAACGATTTGCATTACTTGCAAAAATGACTGCAATAACGCCGGTACAACGGCCAGAATTTCTTGGTGCCCTCAGTACAAACCAGGACGAATTTTGTCCAACGCCGACCGCATCCGGGCCATGAGCGACGCAGATTTGGCGAGATGGCTTGAATACGAGGGTGGAGGAGCCTGTGCAGAGGTTTATGGGTGGCTGGCGTGGCTCCAGCAGCCAGCGGAGGAGGGCAACAATGGACATTGAGAAGCTGGATATAAACGCAGTATGCTTTGGTATCCTTTGCAATTTTACCCCTGTATGCGGAGAAGAACGAGCAAAAGAGGCGGTTGAACTCGTCCGTACGCTCCAGGCCGAAAACGAGAAGCTGCGGGCCGATCTGGAGCAGGTGAAGCAGGAGCGAGATGCAGCGATTAGAGATTTGGAAATGGTGTCCGTCTGCGATACGTGTGCGCACGAGCACGCCCCGTCCTGCCTTGGGTGCAATGACGCTGAAAACTGGGAATGGCGCGGCCCGGAGGAGGAAAGTAAATAAAGCCGCCCCCGGAGGGGCGGCAGGATGGTTATGTTTTAGATTTTCGTTTGGCACGGGCAGCTCGTTCTTTTGCCCGAACCAACTCTGGATTCTCCGCGCGTTCTTTTCGGCGCTTTTCATTCCTGGATGGGTAGTAAGTCTCCTTGTTGGCCTGGTTCCAGGCCCGTGAGGCTGGGCGATCCACCGCGCGGACGGCCTCATAGGCGCAGTCAGGACAATACTTTTGCCGGCCCGAGTTTACCACATACTCTTTCCCGCAGACCGTGCATTTGTCGATACTTCCGAGAGGGCGGTCGGCCTTTCGGCCCTTTTTCCGCTTCCTCGCGTCTGCCTCTCTTCTCCGCAGTAAACGGCAGGCCGGGCAATACCATGCGCGGGGGCCGCCGTCAAAGACAGCGCCACACTGGCGGCAGATACGGGGCTTTACAACAACAGCCATCAGAGCAGCCTCCTCAACTCCACGCCAAGCGCGTCAGCGATTGCTAATAGATTTTTGGCGGTGAGGTTTCCGGCCTCGGCCTCTCCCAGCTCGACCCGCTGGATTTGGCGGATATTGACACCGGAGCGCTCGGCCAACTGCTTCTGCGTCAGACCGGCTTTGACCCGTTCATAGGTCAGCCTGGTTGCGGTGGGGTATCTATCATATATGGAGGTGTCCCCCATCTTCTCGGCGTCCTTGACGGGCATCCAGGCCCACTGATACGGCACGATGTGCTTTTTCAAGCAGCCCAGGATCAGCTCCTGACCTTGCTTCATGGCTGTTTCCCAGGTCTCAGCCTCGATTATGGCTTTCATTCTCCCTACATATACCTGGGCACCCGGAACGGGAGGGACATCCTCCCCGGCGGCTGGGTTACGCTTTAAGTCTGCAATGATGTAATACTTTTCCATAGTTGTCTCCTTACCAATCGTAATTAAGCGTACTTGACGCATATGGAATTGAGAGTTTCGCGGCTGCCAGTCCAAGCCTTGTTGTCACGATCCCAAACCAGACCGAACTCGCGCATCATGCTACGCACGGGGTAGGTATTGCCAGTGACGGTCAGGGCGTCCATGTCGATGTCCACCAGGACGGGGTGCGCCAGGGTTCCGCCGACCTGGACATTGCGCACGAGGCCAGAGAACACACGGGCGGCTTCCTTCGCGGCCTTCCAGGCGCGGCGCAGGCACTCGCCGAAGCTGAGAGAGGTGACCCACTTGAGGGACATCTTGCGCAGGTTCCAAGCGGCTTTCATGATCTCAGAGAGATTATACTTTTTCATGGTAGTTACCTCCTGGGTTGTCCCCTCTTGATGGTTTTATTATACGCTAATATTGGCGTATTGTCAACAAGAAAATGCTAATATTAGCGTAAAAATTTAAGGAGTGGTAAGATGAAAAACAGCGAATTGGTGCCGGTGATGCTGGTACGGGTACCGGAGATGCCAGCGGAAACGAGGGCCAGCCTAAAGGCTGAGATTGAGTCGTCCATCTATGACGGTGTGCTCCTGCTGGACGAGTCTCTGCCCTATGAGGTGGTCGAGCTGCCTCTGCCGCGGGACTCCCCGGTAGAGCTCCTGGAGCCGGAATCCGGGCCACCCAAGGAGCCCCACGGCCGGAACGCAGCGGAGAAGCGGGAGATCCTGGACCGCCTCTATGCCTACCGCAAGAGCGCGGGGCTTGGCTGTTTTGAGCCACTGGCTGAGGCTTGCGGCAAAGGGATTACACCGGATCTGCTCCGCCGCCTCTACAGCGGGGACGAGGTGGTGCCCATCCAAGTGTGGCGTCAGGTCGGCGCCGGCCTGGGCAAGCTGGGTGTGTCCAAGTTGGACACAAATGGGGGATAAGCATGGGAGACTGCGTCCGTATCGAGGAGTACCGGCGCACCTGTGCTAATTGCTACTGGCACGATGACGCCATGTGGGCGTGTAAGCGCCCGGGAGGCTGGTGGTGGGATAAGCGATATCATCGCTGCGCCGCCTTCCGGTGGCGGAACAGCCCGCCGGGGAAAAAGAAGGGAGAAACTCAACATGAAAAATAAGAACCTGCGTAGATTGCGCTGTCTGGTGAAGGCGCAGACCTTGTGGCACCTGGAGCGGCTGGCCCAGATGGACGGGTGCGGCGACGTGGGCCGCATGGTAGACAAGTTGACCCGGGACAAGATGCTGGCCCTCCGCCAGTCTGTCGTCGGGCCATGGGCGGCCCACCATGTGGCCCGAGCTAAGAGGGTGGATTGATGGCCGAGGGGCCGTGGTATTGCACACGCCAGAGGGCGGGGCCCCTGGTCAAAGAGTGCCGGGCGATTCGTCCCCGGCTGGCCCGCACGGACTCCAGGGAGGACCGGCGGGATAAAAATGAGATCATCCGTTCACCGCACTCAGCGGTGTGCCGGAGTCAGGCCGATCGGCTGGAGCTGAGGCTTGCGCTGTTCGGCTTTGAGGGTACACATTACACGCTCACCTATGATTCAGTCCATCTTCCACGAACCTTTCGGGAGGCTATGGCCACCAAGCGGGCCTTCATGGCCCGGGCACGACGATTTAATGAGGGCCAGCCCTTTGACTGGGTTACCTGCGTGGAGGGACTGCACGGAGACCACCGCTACCACATCCACATGGTCCTGCGGTACAGTGATTTCCCGCCGGCCGTAGTGCGCCACCTGTGGCGGGCCGGAGAGGTGGATGACGAGCCGGTGCTCATGCCCACCGGAGGCTATCGCCGGCTGGCAGAGTACCTGACAAAGGAGCGCACCGACGGCATCATCATCCCCATCGGGCGGCGGCCGTGGAACTGCTCCAGGAGCTTGTCCCAGCAACTGCCTCCGCCGGAGCGATGGAGGGATGAGAGCGGCGTCATCGACATACCGGACGATGTGCTGTGGGCCAGGCGAGGCGAGCGGTCCAACTCGTTCGGGGCATACGCATACGCCAGCTACATACAAAGCAATTCTTCTTTTAATTTGTCGCGCGCGCCCGCGTGCGCGCCTGCGCGCGATCAATCTTGAAATCTAGTGGAACAATAGACACACGGAGGTGAAACCCATTGCAAGGAGCCCGAGAACGTGGTAAACTAGTCGTGAAGGACGGATGGGTTATCTGTCCGGTATGCGGGAAGGGAAAACTCTTGATGACCCGACCGGATACCGTCGTCCGAAACTTGCCCCGGAAGTGTAAACGCTGTGGGCAAGAAACTCTCGTAAATATCGAAGCGCCTGAGCCAGCGTCCTCAGAGACCAGCGCCTGAGCCAATGACCTACCCGAAACGGGGGTGTCGTGGCTTGGGCGCTTTTTGTTTTGCCAGGAGGTGATAGCCTTGGCCAATAAGCCGCTCCGGCCCTGCCGGCACCCCGGATGTGGCCGGCTGGTGAGCTCGGGATACTGCCCCGAGCACAAGCCCCTGAAAGCGGCCCGCCGTGTGTCCGCCCAGTGGCACGGCTGGTACAACCTGCCGGTCTGGACCAAACAACTCCGGCCGGATCAGCTCATGCGGGAGCCGTTCTGCCGGGAGTGCGCCAGGCATGGCAAGCGGGTCCAGGCCACGGTAGTGGACCACATCACGCCGTTCCGTGGGGACTGGGCCCTGTTCATTGACCCGGCCAACCACGAGTCGCTGTGTGAGACCTGCCACAACCGGAAGACCGCCAAAGAGATGGCCGCAGAACGGCGAAAAAACGGCCGCTAAACTCGGCGGCTTGTCCCTGACAGGGCCGGGACGCTTGGGCGCAGGCGCATGGGCGGGGGTACCCGTGGGCACGCGCAGGGTCAAGCCTTCGGCTTGACAACACACCTCCCCCCGCCCTGGAAAAGTTTAGGGCAAAGGACTCAAGACCGCGCGGCCTGGTACACACAGCCGATTCTCCCCACGGGGATGCCGGGGCCGGCGGCTCCGAGAAAACGGCCTGCAGGCACCCAGCAGGCCCCATTGGCCGGCGGAAAATGTGTCCAAGTTGGACACCGACAAGGGAGTGAGAACAATGGCTGGAAAACGGCAGCCTACCGACATCGTGAAGGCCAACGGCCGCAAGCATCTGAGCCAGGCAGAGGAGGACGCCCGGCGGGACCGTGAGGTTCATGTCCCCTCGCCAGAGCAGGCTGTGCCGCCCCGGTGGCTGGGGAAGAAGTTCCACAAGGAGTTCCAGGAAATCGGCGAGATCCTGCGGACGGCCGGGCTGTATACAGAGCTGGACCGGGATGTGCTGGGCCAATTCCTGGTGGCCAGGGAACGCTGGGTACGGGCCGATAAGCTGGCCTCTGACGCCATCCGGAAAAAGGACGAGAAACTGGCCCGGGAGTGGACGGGTGTGCAGGGGTCCTACTTCAAGCAGTGCCGCCAGTGCGCCGAGGCTATGGGCCTGTCCATCACCTCGCGCTGCCGCCTGGTGGTACCGGAGGTGATGGTCAACGCGGCTAGGACCGAGGGTGACGAAGACGAGTTTACCCAGCTCCTGAAGAAACGCCAGGAGGCGGCGCTGGCCGGGGCATGATCCAGTATGACAAGACCGCCGGGCAGTTTGTCTGTGACTTCGTGGAGCGCCTGCCCACCACAGACACGGGTAAGCCCTTCCACCTCTACCGGTGGCAGCGGGAGACGCTGATGGAGTTCTATTCCACGATGGAGTGGGACAGCGAGTCGGACCGGCTTCTGAGACGATACCAGTATCTCTTTCTGGAGATCCCCAAAAAGAACGGCAAGAGCGAGCTGTCCGCCGCTCTGGGAATCTACCACCTGTTTGGGGACGGGGAACTGAACGCAGAGGTCTATATCTGCGCCGCGGACAAGGACAACGCAAGTATCGTGTTCCGGGCGGCGGTGTTCATGCTGGAGACTGCCCCCTGGACGGCCAAGATGATCGCCCGCGGGGAGCTGAAGATCATCCGGTCCCAGAAAAAGATCGAGTACCGGCGGCAGGTGAAGGCGGAGAACGGCGGCCTGCGCTGGGTTGTCGTGGGGCTGATGCAGGTGCTCTCCTCGGAGTCCTATTCCAAGCACGGCTACAAGCCCAGCTGCGTGATCTTCGACGAGCTCCACGCCCAGCCTGACCGGAAGCTGTGGGACGTGATGACCGGCGCGGCCGGCGCCGCCCACACTCAGCCTGTGTGGCTGGTGCTGACCACTGCCGGCGATGACCCGGACCGTGGCAGCATCGGCTGGGAGATCCATGAGAAGGCCGTGGCCATCCGGGACGCCCGGCGGCTGAGGACCATCGAGGCCGAGGGCGGAGACCCCAGGCAGATCCTGTCCCTGCGGCATACCGCCGACGAGGATCTGGAGCAGGCCAAGGCCACGCTGCTGGCCAAGGACGAGAGCAACTGGTTTCCCGTGCTGTACGGACTGACCGCCATGTTTGGGGATGACCCGGACGACCTGGACCAGGTGGACATCTGGGACGAGGCGCTGTGGTACCAGTGCAACCCCTCCCTGGGCGAGCACCTGACCCTGCGGGCTCTGCGGCTGGAGGCTCAGGCGGCCCAAAAAAGCGAAGCGGCGGAAAAGCTGTTCCGCTGGCTGCGGCTCAACCAGTGGATCTCCACCAAGGCGGTGAGCTGGATACCCCTGGCCCTGTACGACAAGACCCAATGGAACCGGCCGGAGTGGCGAAACCTGAAGGCCCCGGACCGGCGCCGCGCGGTGCGGGAGTTCCTGCGGGGGAAGCGGTGCTATGGCGGGCTGGATCTGTCCAAGAGTACCGACCTGACGGCCTTTGTGCTGACCTTCCCTCCCCAGACGGGGCTGGACACCTGGGTGACCCTGTTCTGGGCTTGGCGGCCGGAGGAGGGCGTGGACGAGGCGGAGAAGCACGACCACAGCCATTACCGGGACTGGGAGCGGGCCGGCTTCGTGGAGCTGTGCGAGGGAGACATCGTGGATTACAGCCGGGTGGAGGAGGTCATCCGTGAGGCGGCCGCCATGTTCCGCCTTGAGCTCCTGGGCCTGGACGCCGCCATGGCGTGGACTCTCTCCCAGCGGCTGATGACGGCTGGACAGAGAGGGAAACCGCTGGAGCTGGTGACCATCCCACAGACCATGCTGGGGATGTCCCCCGCCACCAAGAAGCTGGAACTGCTGATCCGTGAACACAAAATGCTCCATGAGCACAACACCTGCGCCCGGTATTGCTTCGGCAACGTGCGGTGTGCGGTGGACGGCAATGAGAACATGAAGCCCATGAAAAACCAGAGCCGCGGCCGCATCGACATCACGGTGGCCTGGATCATCGCCATGGCGGCTGCCATGCTGAAGGAGCAGCAGAAGCCGGACCTGGCCGAGGTAATGCGGACGAGAAACTATCACCTGTAGGCCGATGGCCGGAGAGGAGGAGACATGAAGAATCTTGTGAACTGCCTGGCAAAGCACCTGGGCGAGCTGGTGCTGGTGGGCGGTGCCGCCGTGGTGGCGGTGGGGGCAGGAATGATCTATCTGCCCGCGGGCCTGATCACCGGGGGCGGCCTGGCCATCGCCGGCGCGGTGCTGTCCCTGTGGGGAGCGGGTGAGGAGAAATGAGCCTGCGGAAAGGACTGGCGCGGGCCGGGAAGTCGAGTGCCGTTCGGAAAGGGCTGGCCGGCGTCGGCCGGCTCCTGACCCTGGATAACCCGGAGGGCTGGCTGAGCGGTGAGGAGCTGGTCGGTCTGAGCCGGGACCGGGCCATGAAGATCTCCACAGTCAACCGGTGCGTGGAGCTGCTGTCCACCTCCATGGCGGTGCTGCCTGTCTACATCATGGAGGAGGGAACCAAGAAGCGGATGCCGGATCACCATCTGGGCCGGGTGCTGTGGGAGCGGCCCAACGAGGCCATGACCCCCTTCGACTTCCGGCGGCTGCTGATGTGCAACCAGCTCCTCCGGGGAAACGCCTACGCCTGGATCTACCGGGACGCCGGGAGCGGCCTGCCCATGGAACTGATCCCCCTGCCTCCGGACTATGTGTCCATGCACCTGGACCTGTCCGGCAAGGTGTGGTACCTCTTCACCCATCCGGTCACCGGCGAGGTGACCCGCATCCGGTGCGAGGATATGCTGCACTACAAGGCATATTCGGAGGACGGTCTGGAGGGAATCAGCGTACTGCGCCGGGCCGCTCTGACCCTGGACACTGCCCGGGCGGCCCAGCTGTATGAGAACAGCATCTGGCGCAACGGCGGCCAGCCCAGCGGCATCCTGACCACGGAGACGGACCTGGGCGACGAGTACGAGGTGGAGCTGGAGGACGGCACCAAGGTGAAGATCGATCCCAAGGACCAGCTGAGGCAGTCCTGGGAGGCGATCCACAGCGGGCCGGGCAATGCCTTCAAGGTGGCGATCCTGGACATGGGCCTGAAGTATCAGCCCATCTCCATGAACAACACCGACGCCCAGTTCGTGGAGAGCAGCGAGATCCGGGTGGCGGATGTGTGCCGGTTCTTCGGGGTGCCCCTGCACCTGGCCTACGCCGGCAAGCAGAGCTACCAGAGCAACGAGCAGAACGGCATCGAGTACGTGACCTATACCCTGATGGGCTACGACACCCAATGGGGCCAGGAGGACACCTACAAACTGCTGCTCCCAGGAGAGCGGGCCAAAGGGCTGCGGATCAAACGGGAGATGAAGGTATTCCTGCGGGGTGATACCACTGCACAGGCGGCTTGGCTCAAGGCCATGCGGGAGGTTGGTGCCTACTGCTCGGACGAGATCCGGGCGCTGGACGACCTTCCGGCTATCCCTGGTGGCCAGGAATACTACTCCAGCCTGAACTATGTTCCCCTGGAACTGTGGCGCATCCTGAGTATCATCCGCGCACTGGGAAAGACAGCGGGTGGTATCCCGGGGGAGCCGCCGCTGGAAGAAAAACCAGGTGGACAAGGAACCCCACCGGCATAGGAAGGAGAAAAGCCGAATGAATGAGATCCTGAAGGCCGCTGTGGTACAGCAGCAGGCGGTAGGGCCGGAGGAGTTGGCCCTCATCAATAAGCAGAGTCTGAGGGAGCTGGCGGCGGATGAGGTGTTCACCTTCCGGCTGGCGGCTTGTGATGACCAGGTGGACCGGGACCATGAGCGGTTTACCCTGGCGGCCCTGGAGGGCCTGGCTCCCCTGTTTGTGGGGCGGCCGGTGCTGATGGACCACAAGTGGTCCGCCGGTACCCAGACCGCCCGGATCTACGCCGCCGGCGTGGAGGAAGCGGACAGCGTCCACCGGCTGGTCCTGCGGTGCTATATGCCCCGGACAGAGCAGACTGCCTCCACCATCACCGCCATTGAGAGCGGCATCCTGCGGGAGTGCAGTGTGGGCTGCGCGGTGGAGCGGGCGCTCTGCTCCATCTGCGGAGCCGACCAGGTACAGGCATGTTGCCAGCACTGGCCGGGCCGGGAGTATGACGGCAGACTGTGCGTGATGGAATTGGATGGGGCAAAGGACGCCTATGAGGTGTCCCTCCTGCCCGTCCCAGCCCAGCCGGGCGCCGGTATCGTGAAAAGCAAGCGGTACGGCGGCCAGGAGTCCCCCGAGGATGCCGGGGATGACGAGGTGTTTCAACTGGCGGCAGCCAGACAGGAACAGGAAAACATGAGATATGGAGGAACAGAGCTATGACGTATCAGGAATATCTGGAGCTGAAGGCCAAGCGGGCCGGGAAGCTGAAGGAGGGCGAGGCCCTGCTGGCCAAGAAGGACTTTGACGGCCACAAGGCCCTGATGGGCGAAGTGGCCAAGATGAACCAGGAGCTGGACGCCGCTGAAGCCCAGCTGGCCGAGGAGGGCCGCTTTGCCGAGGACGACGAGGGCATGAAGCTGCGCCACAAGGCATTCCAGGACAAGAAAGCGGACAAGGCCAAGGGCGCGGCCATCGACGAGATCCGCCGGAGCAACGAGTATGCCACTGCTTTCGCCAAGGCCCTGCGCAACGGGGTGAAGGTCAACAAGGTGTGGGGCATGGAGGGCTACGAGCCTCTGGCCAAGGCCCTGACCGAGACTGGCGGCTCTCCTGAAGGGGCGGACGGCGGCTTCCTGGTACCCCAGGACTTTGACGACATGATCCACGAGTACGAGAAGGAGTATGTGGATCTGAGCCAGTTCTTCGCGGTGGAAAATGTACGTAGCCTGAGCGGCTGGCGGGCTGTGGAGCAGGGCAAGCGCAAGCCTCTGCCCAAGATCGCGGAGATGGGCACCATCGGCAAGGACGACCAGCCCAAGTTCTCCAAGGTCACCTATACGGTGGACAAGTATGGCGACCGGCTGCCCGTCTCCTCCGAGCTGCTCAGCGACAATACCGCCGGCCTGCTCCGCTATCTGGCCGGCTGGTTCGGGCCCAAGTACATCCTGACCAAGAACACCCTGCTGCTGGAACTGCTGAAGGGGCTAGAGACCGAAGTACCCCTCACGGCAGGCAAGGAGGCCAAGGAACTGCGCATGGCCATGATTACCAAACTTAACACGGCCCACAGTATGGCGGCCACCCTGTTGACCAACCAGAACGGCTATGCCGAGATGGACAGCTGGGAGGATAAGAACGGGCGGCCTCTGCTGGTGCCCAACCCCGCGGACCCCAATGTGTACCGCCTGAGCGGGCGCCGGGTGGTTTACGGCGACAACGACCTGATTCCCGACGAGGATACCAAACACCCCATCTATGTGGGTAACTTCAAGGCCCTTGGCACCCTGTTTGTCCGGAAGGGCATTGAAGTGGCGGCCACCGACGTGGGCGGCGACGCCTGGGCCACTGACAGCTACGAGATCCGCGGCCTGTGCCGCCTGGATGCGGTGGCTATGGACAAGGCGGCGGCCTTCAAGGCCACGATCGCTGAGGCGGGGGGCTAACCTATGGCGCTGAGCGAGGCGCGGCGGGCCAGCCTGCTGGCCTACTGCCGCATCGAGGAACCCACGGCGGAGGAGCTGCTCACCCTGGAGGGGCTATATGACGCGGCGGTGGGCTACATGGAGCAGGCAGGGGTGTCTGAGCCGGAGGAGGGCACCCCCCGCCGGGCCCAGTACGACCTGTGCGTCAACTTCATGGTGCTGCGGGACTTCGATTTGCGAGAGGCCACGATCACCGGCACGATTGTCAATGACAACCCGGCCTTCCGGCGCCGGCTCACCCAGCTCAAGCTAACGGAACCGGATGTGTCCAAGTTGGACACATCCGGGGCTGGGGAGGTGTGAGGCATGGCCAGAAGCGCAGGCGCGGGCGAGTTGAGGACCAAGATCATGGTCTTTGACCTCCTGCGGGACGAGCGCGGCGAGGTGAAGAAGGGGCCGGACGGCTATCCGGCTTCAGAGCCGGTCAATGTGTTTGGAGAGGAGAAGACCAGGTACTGCAAATGGGTGAACGCCTGGGGCTCCGAGGTCTACACGGCCCGCCAGGCGGGGGTGACCGAGCCGGCCACCCTCACCCTGCGGTATACCCCGTTGATCACCACCACCTGTATCATCTACCGGGGGACAGATCCCAAACCCTACGAGGTGATCTCCGTCAACGACGTGGAGAACCGCCACGCCTGGCTGGAGGTCAAGGTGCAGCGGAAGGGGGCGGTGAGATGACACTCAACCAGCGCATCATTCAGGCCCTGAAGCCCCTGGGCCTGCCGGTGGTTCCGGACGTGGACACTCTGCACCGGCCCCGCTGCCTGGTGTTCAATTATAATCTGATTCCAGCTCAGCCTGCAGATAACCGCCCCACTTGGTACAAGGCACTGATCCAGGTGCATCTGTACCTCCCCCTCGAGAACGACGGGAGGGAACTCCGGAGACAGGTGCTGGAGGCGTTGGTGGATGCCGGTATGACGTGGCCCGAGATCATTGACGCCACAGACGAGGAGACCCAACACAAGGTATTCGAGTGCGAGACACTCGTTGGAAAGGATGATTTGTAAATGGCAGGGAAAACCCGCAGTAAGGCCGCCGGCTACCACGGCGTGCAGAACATGAAGTTTGCACCCAAGAAGTCCGGCACCTATGATACCGCGCTCCTGGACATGAAGTATGCCCAGAGCATCAACCCCTCCGCGCTGCTGGAGGCCGCGGAGCAGTACGCGGATAACCGCCTGGTGTGCCGTGTGCCCAGCGACACCGGCTACGAGGGCGAGGTAGGTACCACCGCCCCCGACCCGGAGCTGGAGAAGGCGGCCGGCTTCGCGCTGGAGGGCGCAAACGGCCTGATTACCACCAACATCGCCAGCTACCTCCGGGGCGCCCTGTACTATGAGTTCCTGGAGCTGGACGAGGACGGTAAGCAGTCTGTGGTCAAGTGCTGGATGTTCAACGTGGAGATCGGCAAGGGCTCCGCTACCTATACCACGGCCAAGGGCAGCGTGGAGTTCGGCGCCTATTCCTATCCCTTCCGGGCCTATGGAGATCCGCTGAAGGACTCCGAGGGCACTGACGACTACAAGGACGAGCGCGGTGTGGGCCGGACGGCGTATCTGTATACCTGCCGGCCGGACGATACGGGCTACGCGACCTTTGGGGATACGGTGCCGGTGCCCAAGGTGGCGGCGACGGCAGGGCCTTAACCGTGTATGAGATGGAGCTGGGCGGGATCCGGTACCGGCTGGATCCCGCCGCCATCTCCGCCATCCGGTACCGGGCCATTTATGGAGAAAGTATTTTAGAAACCCTAAACCGGGGGATACCGCCCAAGAAGCTGGAGGGGAAGCTGCTGCGGATGTGCCACCTGATGATTCCGGCGGCGGACCGGCCGGAGCTTCTTGTCCTGGCCCGACAGGCCCGGCGGGATGGGGCTTTCCTGGTAAAGGGTCTCAAAGCACGGGACGCACTGTTGGAACCGGACATAGAGCTGGATGGGCCTCCGGACGAGGAGGGCTCTGAAGAACCGTTTGACGAGTACCGCCTTCTGGCGGCCCTGACCCTGGTGGGTATGGATTTGTCCCTGCTCCATGAGCTCCCCATACTGCATGTGATAGGGGTGCTGCGCCGGCTCAACATGCTCCAGGATACAGAGCGCAAGCACTACCGGCCGCTGACGGATAAGGAGATGTCCAACCTGTACCCGCGGCCCAAGAAAAAAGGCGCTCTCAGGGGAGGCGCAGGCGGATGAAGTACAGCGTGGCGGCCCTCTCTTTGTATGGCCGGATAAGGAGGGGCATATGGAGACAATCTCAATTGATGACTTTGAGCTATACCTGACCGACCTGTGCGAAAAGGAGGCTATGAACGCGGAGCAGACACTGGACGAAGTCCTGTCTGCCCGCGCCCTGGAGCTCAAGGGTAAACTGACTGAGCGCAGCCCAAAGGATACCGGGGAATACGCCAGGGGATGGAGGGTGCGGACGGCCACCGTCAACCACGAAAAAGTCAAAATCATCTACAATGCGCTGCGGCCGGATCTGACCTTTATGTTGGAGTATGGCACCCACAACAGGGATGGCAGTGTGCGGATGGAAGCCAGACAGCATATCCGCACGGCGCTGAACGAGGAAATAGACCAGATCATGGATGAGCTGCTGGCGCGGCTGTGAGGAGGGAGTAGGATATGGCAATCAGCTCGCGGTACACACGTGGCATCGAGATCCAGATCGGCGGCAATGCCACAAAGCTGAAGACGGCGCTGGACTCGGCCAACCGCTCCATCCGCACGACCCAATCCGAGCTGGATACGCTCAAAAACAGCTTAAAGCTGGAGTGGGACGCCACCAAGTTCCAGCGCGCCCAGGCGCTGGCCCAAAAAGCCCTAAGTGAAACCGAGGCGAAGGCAGAGCTTTTGCGGAAGGCTCTGGCTGCCATGGGTGACCCTGCCTCCTTCAGCGCCACTCAGAAAGAGCAGTATGAGGCCCTGCGCCGGGAACTGAGCTATGTGGAGGTGTCGGCACAACGGGCCAAGGCTCAACTGGAGGAGGTCAGTAAATCCGCGGAGCAGGCGAAGGTGGACCAGCTCACCAGCCAGCTGGAGGATGCGGATGCGGCTCTGGACACCACAGGCGCCAAGCTGGACTCCGTGCGGAGTAAGCTGGAACGGAACTGGGACGCCAAGCAGTTTGACCAAGCCCAGGAACTGGCTCAGCAGGCCATTACCCAGACTGAGGCTAAGGCGGAACTGCTCCGCCAGAAGTTGGCCGCCATGGAGGAGCTGGGGACAGAAAAAACGTCTGCCGAGTACCAGCGGCTGGAGAAACAGCTTGTGGAGACGGAGGCCGCAGCGGAGCAGGCCCACAAGCAGCTCCAGAGCATCAACCAGATCCGGCTGGACCATTTGAACAAAGGGCTGGACGAGGCCGCGCGGCGACTGAGTACAGCAGGTAATGCGCTGACGGCCGGCTTGACGGTGCCGCTGGCCGCCGCCGGCGTGGCGTCCGTCAATTTCTCCAGTGATATGCAGGAGGCCGTCAACAAGGTGGAGGTGGCGTTTGGGAACGCGGCGGACAGTGTAAAAAGCTGGTCCTCCACCACGCTGAACTCCATCGGCCTTGCCCAGGGGACGGCCCTAGACATGGCGGCCCTGTTTGGCGATATGGCCACCTCCATGGGCTACAGCCAGGACGCGGCGGCCCAGATGTCCATGGCCCTGGTCAACCTGGCCGCCGATCTGGCCTCTTTCAAAAATATCGGCATTGACCAGGCATCCACCGCTCTCAAGTCCATTTTCACCGGCGAAACGGAAAGCCTGAAAGAGCTGGGCGTAGTCATGACCCAAGCCAACCTGGAGGCGTATGCTCTGGCGGAAGGCTATACCACCGCCTATACCGCCATGGACCAGGCCCAGCAGGTGGCGGTGCGCTACCAGTACGTGCTGGCCAACACCCAGAACGCCCAGGGGGACTTCGCCCGCACCTCAGACAGCACGGCCAACCAGCTCCGGATCTTCCGTGAGAGCCTGAAGGAAGCGGCCGCCACGGCAGGCGATGAACTGCTCCCTGTAATCACCCCTATCATCGGAAAGCTCAATGAGCTGATCCAGACCTTCGGAGATCTGGACGAGGGAACGCAGAAGGCTGTGGTGCAGACTGGGCTCTTCCTGGCCGCCCTGGGTCCCATGCTGAAGGTGACGGGTGGCATCACAACAGCGGTGGAGGCAGGCATTACGGTTTATCAGACGCTGCGTACCGTTATGGCCGCGAAAACGGCTGACACCATCGCGGATACCGCAGCACAGATGGGCCTCAATGCCGCCATGGCGGCCAACACGGCGGTTACCACCGAGGCTACCGCTGCACAGACGGGCCTCAACGCCGCCATGGCCGCGAACCCCGTGGGACTGCTGGTAACCGCGATTGGGACGCTATTGGCCGTCCTGGGCTCCTTTGCCGTCTCCGCTGCACTGACGGCGGAGAGCACCGATACATTGGCCTCCAGCATCAATGAGGCCCGGCAGGCTTATGAGGATACACGGGCAGAGCTGCAGGAGAGCCAGGCCAGCACCCTCTCCATGGTGGACGCCCTGGCCCGGCTGGCCGAGGAGGAGCACAAGACCTCCGCCGAGAAGGCGGCCATGCTGGAGCTGGTGGAACAGCTCAACGAGGCGGTGCCCTCCCTCTCCCTGGCCTACGACGCACAGACCGACAGCCTGAACCTGACAGCCGAGGCCATCCGCAGCCTGGCGGAGGCGGAGTATGCCCGGCAGGAGCAGGAGGCCGCGGTGGAGCGGCTGAGCGAAGCCTACCAGGAGCAGATCAGCATTGCCAATGAGCTGGAGGCCGCAGAGGAGTCACTGCAGGAGGCCAAAGAACGCTATGCGGAGTTTGACGGTGTAGAAACGCGCAACTCGCGGGAGGAAACGTCTTTCACCGCAGCTCAGGGCGCGCTGATTGCCGCCCAGGGCCAGTATGACCGCCTGACGGCCGCCCAGGAGCAGAATGCGGCGGAGATTGCCCGGCTGGAGCAGGAATACGGCAAGTACAATGCGACGGCGGCGCAGACGGCCCAGGCCCTGGAGGATACCGGGACGGCCGCCGACACGGCGGCGGACCGTCTGGCGGCCCTGACCGGCGTGCTTGGCCAGACCCAGGGGGCCTATGAGCTGCTGGCCGAGGCGCAGGAGCAGCAGAATGAAACCGGCTACCTGGAGCTGGATACCGTGGTCAAGCTGCTGGAGGAGTATCCACAGCTCTCCGGATATCTGGTGGAGGCGTCCAACGGGTACCTGCTGGCCGACGGAGCCCTCCAGGATTACATCTCCACCCAGCGGGCCGAGTACGCCCTGGCGCTGAATGAGGCGCAGAGTGCCGCCGACGCCATTGTGACGGCGGAGGCGGACAAAATCAACGCCATCAACGCCACCACCCTGGCCACAAAGGATCAGCTTACCGCATTGGCGGAGCTGTACCAATCCATGGGGGCCAACGCGGACAACCTGGCCGAAGGCGTCAGCTACTATGCTAAGGCTAACGAGTACCGGGAGGCGGCCCAGGCGCTGGCGGATGCCGGAAAATCCTTGGAGGACTATGACCGCATCACAGCCAGCATGTTCCGCGAGAGCGCCGGGACCAGGAGCAGCCGGCGGGCCTCCGGAAGTACCTCCTCCAAAAAGACGGAGGCGGCGAAGGACGAGGGCACGTCCGCCATGGAGGAGCTGCAGGAGTGGCTGGACGATGTAGATCATCAGATCTTCCTGTGGTCGAAGGATGAGGCCAAGACCCAGGCGATTGTTGACCTGTACCAGACGATGATGGACCGGGTCCACGAGCTGGCCGAGGAATTCCGGGCCCAGGGCTACGAGGAAAACTCCGATGAAATCCAGGAGCTGCAAACCCTCTGGTGGGGATATGCGGAGGAGCGGGAGAAGATCCAGACGGAGTCCAGAGAAAAAGCGGCGGCGGCCAAGCAGGAGGCGTATGAGGCTGAACTGGCTGACCTGCAGTATTTTCTGGATATGGACATTATCTCCGAGCAGCAGTATTACGAGGAGCTGGCCCGCCTGCGGGACCAGTACCTGGAGGAGAACTCGGACGCCTGGCGGCAGGCCAACGTCCAGCTCCACAATTATCTGGAGCAGTGCCGGCAGGAGGAGCTGGACGCGGCGCAGCAAGCCTATGACGCCCAGCTCGAATCGCTGAAAGCCGCCTATGAGGCGCAGGTATCCGCACTGAAGGAGTCCCTGGAGGAGGAGAAAGCGGCCCTAAAGGACCGTTATGACGCGGAAAAGGATGCGGCCAAGGATGCCTATGAGGCCCGTAAGGATCAGATTGAAGCCGAGCTGAAGGCCGAGAAGGAACGCCTGAATGCAATCATCGACGGGATCAACGAGGAGATCCAGGCCCGGCGGGAGCTCCGGGAGGATGAGGAGCAGGACGACGCCATCGCGGAGGCCCGTAAACGGTTGGAGGCCGCGGAAGCACAGAGGGATTTCGCTCGGAATGAGGAAGAGCGCCGGGAGTGGGAGAAGGAGGTTGCCCGGCTGCAGGAGGCCCTGGATAAAGCCATCCAGGACAAGGAGGATACCCAGTTCTACCGGGAGAAGGAGGAAGAAAAGGAGAAGATTGAGGCCGAGATCGACGCGGCGGAGGAGGCCGCCGATCAGGCCAAGGAGGAGGCCAAGAAGGACTACGAGGCCGAAATTAAGCGCCTGGAGGAGGAGTACAAAAAGGAGCTGGAAGCCCTGGTGAAGTATTACGAGGCAGCCATCTCCCAGGCCGGGCGCGACTATGAGTCTGCCAAGGACAAGGCCGAGAAGGAGAAGGAGGAGCTGGATCCGGAGATCCTGGACATCGCCAAGAAGGAGAACGTGGAGTACAACATCGCCAAGGACATGTGGGAGGCCAACCAGAAGTACAAGGACGTGGAGGGCTATGTCCCCTACGGCAGCGGCAAATCCTCCAAAAAGAGCGCCGGGAGCTCCTCCAACGCTGCGGCCAGGGCCGCCTCCATGCTGGCCGGCGCTGTGGAAACGGCCGCCCGGACGGTGACCAAGGTGGTCAACCAGGTGACACGCAGCAACAGCGCCAGCATTACCTACAATGCCGGCGGCGGCATGACCGAGGGCCAGGTGGCCCGGACGGTGCGTAAGGTGCTGGACGAGCTGGACCGCTGAAGGAGGGAGCTATGAGATCAGTTGCATGGACATCGGATAACGGCCGCACCTGCACCTTTGAGGGCGGCGGCCCCTATGAGCGGCCCGGGCCCTACTATTTCCGGGAGCTGACCTCGGATCTGTCTGCCACGGCGGAGACCTCCAAGGCTCCCAGGCAGGACGGCGTGACTACCTACCATACCGCTTTGGATGCACGCACCATCAACCTGGTGGGCTCCATGCTGGTGTACGGAAGCAGGACGATCTCCGCCCGGGCCGCCTACGACACGCAGCGGGCCTGGCTGGCCCAGGCATTTGCGCCCAACCGCTGGGGGACGCTGACGTACTACAAAGAGGACGAAGCGGTCCAGGTGCGGTGCCGCCCACTGGCCACCCCCACCATCGGCACGCCGGTGGGCACCTTCTCCACCATCGACATCAGCTTTACCGCGGATTCCCCCTATTGGGAGAGCGCGAAGGAGTACATCCTGGCCATGGGCGTCATACAGCGGTTCTGGCACTTCCCATGGGCTCCATACCATTTCCCCATGGGGGCGTATACCCGGTTCGGCATGGTGGACAACCCAGCCGAAGAAAATATCTATCCATCCATCGAGGTCTATACCACGGGACAGGAGGTGTGCCTGGCCAACCGCACCACCGGCGAGCAGGTCACGATCGAGCACAGCATCGCGGAAAACCAGAAGCTGGTGGTGGATCTGAAGGACGTATCGGCCTTCCTGTACCAGCGTGACGGCTCCGGAGACTACCAGATGCAGGAGGATGTCTCCCACTGGATGAGTCTGGACAGCGTGCCCTGGGCCCTTCGGCCGGGCCGGAACCAGGTGGCCATCACCAACGACCAGCCGGAGGATACGCCGGTGGCGTACCTGCGGTACCGGATTCCCAGCCTGGGGGTGTGAGCATGCCTGAGATACGTATTTATGACCCGCCCACTGTAGAGGCCCCCACCTTCCGGCCGCTGGGGTTGGTTTTGGCGGCCACCGACGTAACGCTGATTGAGCGGCATTGGTCGCCGGGCAGCTTCACCCTGTCCGTGCCGCTGGGGGCCCGCCATGAGGACCGGCTCACCGGCGGGCGGCTGCTTTTGGTGGACGGCACCTTTTGGGGGATCATCGACGGCTTTACCCTGGAGGCCAGCTCCAGCGGCTATGTGCGCACGGTTTCCGGCCGCCAGCTCAAGGGGCTTACCCTGGACCGCATAACGATCCCGCCGGAGAGCACAGAGGTGACCGGGGCCCAGGGCTATGACGCGGTGACGGGCAGCACGGAGACAATTATGAAGCACTTCGTCGCCGCGAATATGGCCGCCCCAGTGCTGGCCGCCCGGAAGGTGTTTGGGCTGGAGGTGGCGGCAGACCAGGGGCGGGGGCTGGCGGAGGACAAATACATGAGCCGGCACGATGTGGTATCCGATGTGCTGGCGGCCCTGGGGGAAGCTGCGGGGCTGGGGTACGACATCTTACCGGACCTGAAGCGCCATGCCCTGGTCTTTGATGTGGTGCCGGGAGAGGACCACACTGCGCAGCAGAGCGACCGCACCCGGGTGATCTTTGACATCCGGCGCAGGACAGCCCAAGCCCAGACCTATTCCTGCTCCGGCAGTGATGCCCGCAATGTATTCTATACGACCATGTCCGGATCGGAGTTTGCGGACGAGACGCTTACCGTTTCCTACATCCGGGACGGCGAGCAGGAGGCAGTGGGCATCCGGCGCCGGGAGACGCACCTGTCCGTCTCTGTGGATACGCCAGAGGCCGGCACGGAGTACGACGAACTGAAACGCCAGGCCATGATCGCGGCGGAGCAGTACAAGGCTGCGGAGTCCTTCACTTGTGAACTGAGGGATGACCGGTATGTCTACGGCCGGGACTACCGGCTGGGCGACCTGGTGACCTGCTGCAGCCAGGACTGGGGTGTGGAGATGCACACCAGGCTGACGGAGATGCAGACCGTGTGGAGCAGCGCCGGCATCCAGCGAACCGCCACCTTTGGGACTGCTCCGCTGACGGTATTCGGCAGGCTGCGCCGGCAAATACGAGAGCAGAGGTGAGTCAATACGAAAAGCTATTTTTTTAATGCTGAGCCCACGGAGGATCTGAGCAGCCATCCGACCGGGTATGACCGGGAATATGATGCAGACGACCATGCGGCCTTTTTCCGTCCCTTTTTTTCAGAGAAGGGGATTATGGCCGGCCGGGATGCCGATGCCTGCAAGGTAAGCGTCCAGGGCGGTGAGGGCACCACGCTGCAGGTGGCTGCCGGCGCGGTGTATGTCCGGGGGCGCGCCGCCATTTTCGACGGCACAGAGACGGTTACCGTTTCAGAGGACTGCAAGATTGTATGCCGGATGAACAAGGGCGCGGATGTCCGGGCCTTCCAGCTCCTGGCCATCACCGGCGAGCTGCAGGATACGGAGGATGTCTGCGACCTGCAGTTGGCCACTGCCCACCTGGAGGCAATCTCCGGCGGGCACAAGGTAGTCCTGACCGATACCCGGACGTTCCTGTCCTACATGGGCCAGCCGGCCTACTACCCGCCGGACTCCGACAGCCTGCCCTATGTGCTGTGGCTGTACGCACTGGGCTTCCCGATGGACGAGGAGCAGCGCCAGATGGTGGAGGGTAATCCGAGCCTGATGGCCATCTTCAACGCCAGTCTGGGAGCCCAGCGGTCGTCGGCGGTGGATTTTACAGCGGCAGAGTGGACAGGAGATGGGAGCAAGACACTGACCATTCCCCGCACCAAACACGGCCGTCAGACCGGCCGCTTTGCGTATACGCTGCGGCATAAGGTAAGCGGACAGCTCAAGGGTGGGACTTGGGCGGTGCTGTGCACCTCCGTAACCTATGATGAGGCGTCCGGAAATATCCTGCTGACGTGCGAGGACGCCTATGACGGACAGATTTGTTTTTCTGCGTAAGGGGGGGATAGAGTGTGGCCAGATTGGCAGACTTGGCAGACGGCTACATGGACGCGGCGGTGCGGCTGCGGATGGGGTTGGAGGAGGTCAGGGCGGAGTTGGAGACCGCCGAGGACGGTCGACGGCGGGCGCTGGAGGGGGAGGCCAGGATGCTCCGGCAGATGCTGAAGGAGATGCGGGATCTGCGCCAACTGGCCGAGGGGTATTATACCAGGCCCCGGGACGGGACCTACACCATGTCCCAGATCTACGCGCCCCGGGTGGACAGCACGAAGCGGTGAGCAGATTACGCTGGGGAGGGAGGTGCAGAGAATGACAGAAGCCCAGGAGGTGCGCGCCCGGGCCAAGGCGCTGCGGGAGCGCCGGGAGGAGCTGGAGAAGGCCCTGGAGGGGGCTGCGGGGCCAGGTGCGCGCCCCCTGCGGCTGGAGCTGGCCCGGGTGAAGGAGGAGCTGGTGGACTGTACCCGGCGGCTGAAGGAGCTGATGCCCAGCCACAAGGTGCGCTGCCGTACCACCTGGGCGGGGGTGGACGGCTGGAGGTGGGACGACCTTCAGTACCAGACCTGGGCCGAGCTGGAGAGCTCTGAGGAACCGGACGGCCCCACGGAGCTGGACCACATGCGTCTGGCCGTCCGGCTGGCCCGGGAGCGGGCGGTGACGGACAAGCAGGGGGAGTACCTGTCTCAGGTGGAGGGCGGAAAAAGGGCCGCCCAGGTGGCCCGGGAGGTGGGGCGGCACCGGGGGACGGTGAGCCGCACTGTGGGCCGGGGCCGGGCCAAGATTGCCAGGGAGGCAAAGGCGCTGTATGAGGTGCTCCAGGCCCAACAGGGGCCGGGGCCGCTGGTGGTGGATCTGGCGGACGGCCGGGTGCTGGAGGCGGTGCTCTCCCTGCTGACGCCGCGGCAGCAGCTCTATCTCTACCTGTACTATGGGGAGTGGCTGAGCCTGCGGGAGATCGGGAGGCTGCTGCGGGTGGACCACGCCTCGGTGCTGCGCTCCATCCGGTGCGGGCTGGAACGTCTGGGGGCGCTGGCGGTGGGAACCCGGGCGGAGGTGCGTGGGCTGGAGGAGCTGGAGGAGCGGCTGATGGCCCACTTCAACCAGCTGGAGCCCCCGGAGGAGGCGCTGCGCCCCCGGCACAAGGCCCCGGCCAGAGTACCCAATCCCCGGCAGGAACCGGCGCGAAAGCTCACCCTGCAGGGGCTGGTGGTGCGGCTGGTGCGGGGAGGAGAGGCCCGCACGGCGGAGCTGGGGGAGGGCCTGCGCCGGACAGAGGGTGGGCGCTGGGGGAGCGGCAGGCTGCTGGCCGCCCTGGAGGAGTGGCTGGGCCGCCGGTCCGTGGCGGGGGCGGACTGGAGGGAGCGGAGCCGGGCGGCGGAGAGCAACCGGCAGAAGCTGGGCCGCCTGCTGCTCAAACTGTTTGAATGGATCAGGAGGGAATTGCATGCTGGCAATCATCGAGATTAAGGCCAGGGAGGACGGCGGCCATGGCCTGCAGAGCCAGAGCCACCGGACGGAGTGCTGGCTGGAGGGGTGGATCGCCGTGCCGCCTCTGCTGGAACAGGCGGCCTGGGACTGCGTGGGCTACTGCGACCTGGACATACAGGACGGCAAGCTGGTGGGCCTGACGCCCCGGGAGCGGCCTCCCAGGCCGGAACCGGAACCCCAGCCGCCCTCTGCGGAGGAACGGCTTGGGCTCCTGGAGGAGGCCCTGGCGCAGACCGACGAAACCGCTATCGCGCTCTTTGAGAGCCAGGCCGAACAGGCATCTATCAACGCACAGCAGGACGATGCGTTGCTGGATATATATGAAATGCTGGGAGGTTGAAAACAATGGCAGTAAAAGCAATCGCACACAGCTACTGGCGCAGTATCAAACGGGGTGCGCGCACCTTCGAAAGCGTCCTTGACCCCGTAAAGGAGGACGTGCGTACCTTGGCGCGGGCTGATGTGGCCGACGGCGTCATCACACAGGAAGAGTACCAGCAGTACATTGGCGAGAGCTACAAGCCCGCCGACGAAACCGTTTAAATCGGCCAAAGGCCGTAAAAAAGAAAGGACGAATGAACATGATCACCGAACTGAACTTTGCCAAGCTGACTCCGGCCTCCTTCGCCATGGCCAACGCCAATGATGTGGATGTGGGTGTGGGGCGCTCCATGCTGCTCAACAACATCCGACACGGGCGGGAGGTAGACCACATCATGACGGGCCTCGACCCAGAGTATCTGCCCGACTGGGCGGCCCTCAAGCCCCAGTATGAGGCCCTGGAGCACGGGGGTGTGACCTCCGCCGTCAACGTCTGGCACCGGGTATGCCAGGACAACTATAAGGCGCTGGTGGAGCTGTGGAACGAGAATCCCCGTAACTGCGCCGCTATGGCGAAGCTGGTGGAGAGCGCCGCCGATCCCGGCCCCATCTCTGGCCCGGCCCGCGAGGAGTGGGAAAAGGAGCAGGAGGGCCATGAGTAAATACATAGCAGTCATCCCCAGGGCGGCCATCACCAGGGCCGCCCTGGTGGAGGCCGGGGGGCGGTCTATGGAGCAGGTCAAGGCCGCCTGCAGGTGCCAGTATATCCTCAACGCCTGGTTTTATGACACAATCACCGGGATGCCCGTTGGCAACCTCAAGATTGATGGCACGGTCAAGGCGGACGCCGGATGGAACTGCCAGGGCCTCACCTGGGACGCGGGCGAGGACATCCGCATGGATCTGATCCCGGATCGAGGCAGAGCGTCCTATATCAGCGGCGTGGAGCTGCTGACGCCCACCAGGGGGCCAGGTAAGGCACTCAGCTACTCCCCGGAGTACGGGGGCACCCGGGGGCGCTCCGCCGTCCTGCTGGCCGGGGCGCGGGTGATCCTGTACTGCTCCGGCGACGGCACGGCGGACGCCAAGACACCGGAGGCGCTGCGGGACGAACTGGTGAGCATCGGCTGCCGGTACGACCAGGCGGCCAACCTGCGGGCCCTGGGCCTCGACGCGGGCAGCTCCTCAAACTGCGACTTTGGGGACGGCCAGCGCATCAGCAACGGTAAGCGGGTCAAGGGCTATCTGTGTATCTGGACGACGGAGGGCGGCCAGGAGCCGCCGGACAAGGAGGAGAGTATGGGCAAGTATACCGTGACGCCCAGCATCGGCGTCAACGTCCGAAAAGGGCCCGGCACCGGCTACGACAAGGTAGGCGGCTACAGCAAGGGCACCGTCATCACAGTCCTGGAGGAGCGCGACGGCTGGGGCCGTACCGACAAGGGATGGGTAAAGCTGTCCAACCTGAGCCTGCACACCAGCTCCGGCGATGTTACAGTCACCGACCGCAAGACCGACACCGGCGTGCCCATCAAGCAGATGTTTGTTCCCAAGGGCCGAAAGAATCGCCCAGGCGTGGCGAACCCCCGCACCTACATCACCATCCACGAGACGGGCAACAAGACCACTGGGGCCGATGCAGAGGCCCACGGGGCCTATGTGCGCGGTGATTCCGCTGAGGCATCTCGCGTGAGCTGGCACTATACCGTGGACGATGATTCCATCGTGCAGCACATCCCGGATGAAGAGACGGCCTATCATGCTGGCGATGGTGCCAGCGGCCCCGGAAATGCAAAGAGCATCGGAATTGAGATCTGCGTCAACGAGGACGGAGATTTTGAGAAGGCCAAGACCAATGCGGCTGCCCTTGTGCGCCTGCTCATGGAGGAGCACGGTATCCCCATCGACCGAGTGGTGCAGCATGCCCACTGGAACGGCAAGGACTGCCCCAAGACCATCCGGGCCACCACCGGGGCCTGGGAGGGCTTCTTGGCTCTGTGCCGGGGAAAGACGGCCGGTGTGTCCGAACTGGGTGCCGCTGTGGACAAGCTGGCTGCCGCTGGGCTTATTAACAGCCCGGATTACTGGAAGGGCGGGGTATACTCCGCCGCAAACGTGCAGGCACTCATCATCAAGTGGGCGGCCTCGCTTTGAGAAAGGAAGGTACATGACATGATCAACTGGAAAGTCAGACTGAAGAGCCCCGCGTTCTGGACGGGGCTCATCGGCGTGCTCGGCGCGTTTGCGGTGGGTATGGCACAGCTCTTTGGGGTGGACATCACCGCCGAGGCCGGGAGCTGGCAGCAGGCGCTCACTGCCCTGGTCACGACCGTATTTGGCGTGCTGGCCCTGGTGGGTGTTACCACCGACCCAACCACTAAAGGGCTGGGGGATAGCGCACAGGCCCTCACCTACCACAAGCCAAAGGACGACAGGGAGGGCTGAGTATGCCCGAAAACGATTGCCCTATCAATGGGGTAAATTGTGTGTCCATCGCCCGCGTGGAGGCACTGGAGCGGGCGTTAGAGGCACAGAAGCAGCATAGCTCACTTGCGCGCGAAAAAATCTATGATCGGCTGGGTGAGCTGGAACGTGGTATGGCCACGGTTACCACACAGTATGGCAATATCATCGACCGGCTGTCCTCAATGTCGGCCGACCTGAACGCCTTGAAAGAGAAGCCGTCCAAGCGGTGGGAGACGGTCGTGGCAGCTCTCATTACGGGCGCGATAGGGTATCTTCTGGCTAGTATCGGGATCAGAATCGGGTGA